TTATGATCAGTTCTGATACTCCGTATAAAGTTGCTGAGATCATTAGAGATACTTGGCCTCAATTATATCCACTAAATAATTTTCAAAACTTAACAAATGTTATGAAGTTTACAGTTTATTCCAAAGACGGTTGCCCATATTGTACAAAAGTTCAGCAGGTGTTAGAATTGGCTGAGTTGCAGCATGTTATCTACAAACTGAATACGGATTTTACTAAAGAAGAATTCTATGCAGAATTTGGTGAGGGTTCTACATTCCCTCAAGTGATTGTAAATGATGAACATATTGGTGGTTGTACCGATACAGTTCAGTACCTTAAGGAGAAAAACTTAGTTTAATGGAAACTAATTTTCACGAAGTTTATAACGATGTTGAAAAAGCAATTGATTATGCCTTTCAGGGAAAGTTTGTTCTGAAATTTTATGACTACCTTAAAGTTAAAGGTGCGAGGAAAGTTGAAGTAGAAGAGTTTATTGAAAGTCCTACAGCATCAAACATCAGTAATGTAGTAATGGATCTTGATGATTATCTTGAAGGTGGTGCTGATGAAATTCATAAACAACTTCGTGAGGCTTATGGTCATATCCCTAAACCAGAGGCAAGAAAAATAAGAAACTATTTGTATGGCATCTTGGAGGATGCATGGAAGTATAATCATGACAAAAGGAAAGGGAGACGAAAAAAGGAAACTAAATAACTCTGAACCCGAGATCAATCGGGGTGTGGAATTATTATTACGGAAACGGAGGAAGAAATCTGAAGAACCAAAAACATTCCAAATGAGGTTTGGTAAGATGATTTCTCTCCTCAAGAGAGAGATACACATACAATTCGAATTTCATTTGGACATTCGGAAAAAGTAACTCTCGGAGAAAGACAAATGTTAGCAGTAACACTCACCATCGGCACTCTTGTTTCAGTGATGTTCTTTTTTGTTGGTGGAGTAATTGGATGGATGGCCAAGCAACATTTCTATGAGAGCTCATATCCCTCATATACACACCCAGAAATGTTTGATCAAAATGGAAACATAATTCCAGACGAAATTTTAGCAGTGAGATTTGAAAATGACTACGAATACGACGACGAAGAAGACGACGAGTAGAACCAGGAAGACACCAGAAAAAGCTACTACTCAGTCTAAAGAAACTAAGAAACTTCCTCCCAATCCTTTTATGAATGAGATCCTGGATCTTGTTCATGAGCAGGAAACTGATGAAGATAAAGTTAAAATTCTTCAGCAATATACAAACGATGCTCTTAAAACTCTTCTGATCTGGAATTTTGATGAGAGTATCATTTCCCTTCTTCCTACTGGAGAAGTTCCCTATCAACCAAACGAAAGTCCTTTGGGTGTAGATCACTCTTCTCTCCGTAGGGACTACAAGAACCTCTACAACTTTGTAAAGGGTGGTAATGATTCCCTTTCTAAGATCCGTAGAGAAACAATCTTTATTCAGATTCTTGAATCTCTTCATCCAAATGAAGCAGAAGTTTTAATCCTTGTAAAGGATAAGAACCTGGAAGATAAATATGATATTAGTTTCGATGTTGTGAAACAGGCTTATCCTGATATTGTATGGGGCAATCGTTCGTGAGTGTAGTTGCGGAGAAAGTTATGGCAGATTCAAAAAGAGAAAACACAAGATATCTGCCTCATGAGTATGGATGTGAAATCCTTTTTGAAAGAGCAACTATGGTTCAGGCAAAAGATTCATCACTTCCGAACGACGCATATCTGATTTGGTATGATGTCGATGGTGAAACTTTTATGGATGTAACTCGTTGTAGAAAGAGAGTTGACCTATTTGATTTCTATTACGATAAGTATGGTCCAGGAGCAGTTCGTAAGATTGATTTTGGATACGGAAGAGTAAACCCTAAGATGTGGGGATATAAATCACCAGATAAAAAGAAAAAGAGATGAGCGAAGGTTTTAGTGAAGAAAAGATTGAAGTTGCAATCAATAAAGACGAAGTAAAAAATCTTCTTAAAAAATATAAGAAGGTTAAAAAATACATGCGTTCTCCAGTGTTCACTGTCAAAAAGATGGATGGAACCGAGAATATTGTCAGTGAACTTTTGAAAGATTTGGGAGATGGGTAAACACTATCTCCTCAACCTTTATGGTTGTTCCTTTGAACTTCTAGACGATGAGAAGTTTCTTATTGACTTATTAGAGAATGCTGCTGCAGCAAGTGGCGCTACTGTGGTTCAGACTATCTCAAAGAAGTTTGATCCACAGGGTGTCACTGTGATTTGTTTGCTATCTGAAAGTCATATTAGTATTCATACTTGGCCTGAAGAGGGAAAGGCAGCAGCAGATGTTTATACCTGTGGTGATTGCAACCCTAAGATTGGTTGTGATGTCATCATACAACAACTTTATGCTCAAAATCATACCTTAAGTTATATTGAGCGTTAACTAAATACACTATATCTGGAGAAGTATATGCTCTCTACTCAATATCGTTTACGCCTTGAAGCAATATGCGAACGAATTGTGAAAGGTGAATCTGTAGAGTTAAGTGAAATGATTTGGGCAGAAAAACTGGCAAAGTCAAATCGTTCTGCTGCAACTATTCTGAGACAAGCAAGAAGACGTGCTGCTAACCCAGAAATGACTGAAGATAGTCTTGATGGTTTTATGAACGCTCTGGACCTTGGAGACCCTGATCCATCAAACCATAGGACAGGGTTTAATGGTGCTGATGATATTATTGATTTCTTCACTGGAGACAAGCCAGATGACTGGAGACAGAGAGACTGATGAAATCATTTCAAGAGTTTTTATCTGAGGAAGAGAAGTCTTCTAAAAAAACCGCAGGGTATATAGACGAACCTAAGGGAAATGAGAAGTGCTCTAACTGCAATATGTGGAGACCACCGAATGCTTGTACTGCAGTAAGTGGAAAGATCTCACCTGATGGTTGGTGCAAGTGGCATCAATACAATAGAAAGAATCAAGATTAAGAAATAATAAAATTGGTATAACATTTTACAAAATTACTTGTCTAGATAATCTATCGGGTCTACAATGACCTTACGTTCATCGGAGAAATCCGACGCAAGTAGGACGGCGGAACGGAACGTTCATCCCAATGGGACGCAAACCGCCCGAAGGAACGGGACCTAAAAATCTCATTCTGGAGGAAATCCTAATGGCTAAAGTAGTATATCGTGGCATCGAATATGATACCCAGAAGCGTCTGGAGTATCAACAACAGATGATGCAACAACCCCAACAGTATAATGAAACCTATCGTGGTGTTAAGTTTACTAAGGAGGGGCATAAGTGATGAAAAAACTCAACGTACTTCAACTCATCAAAGAGCAGAAGCAAAAAGAAGATCGTCGTCGTAAAGCATCTCTTGCCAGTTTATTGGCATCAAAATAGTTTAGAGGGTCCTTGACGGACCCTCTTTTTTTGTGTATAATTACCTTTGTGGAGGTTCAATGAGATGGACAAAGAAAAGCTTAAGCTAATCATAAGGAATCTGGAATCTCTTGTTGACTGTTTAAAGTCAGAAGTGTATTCTGATACTGAATCCTACCTAAATTATGAGGAGGTTGCTCCTCACATTAACGACTACGATGAAATCTTTGATGACGATGATGGATACCCAGACTGAAGAATTTGAGTTTATGAAACCAGAAGTAAAACTCATTAGTGTTACACCAGATGCAGAGAAGCATATGGCTTACTGTGCTCGTGTAAGTAATCCTGCAAATCAGGAGAATGAAAAGTTCTCTGGATTGCTCAAGTATTGTATTCAACATCAACACTGGAGCATCTTTGAACAAGCCAGTATGACTGTTGAGATCAATACTACTCGTGGTATTGCTGCTCAAATTCTTCGTCATAGGAGTTTCACATATCAAGAGTTCTCTCAACGATATGCTGACAGTTCCCTTCTTGGTAAGGTAATTCCTCTTCCTGAACTTCGTCGTCAGGATGATAAGAATCGTCAGAACTCAATTGATGACATTCCTGATTATCTGAAACTCACTCTTACAGAAGATATCCGTGTTCATTTTGAGCACTCTATGCGACTCTACAATCGTCTTCTGGAGAAAGGTGTGGCAAAGGAGTGTGCAAGGTTTGTACTCCCTCTGGCGACCCCTACACGTCTTTATATGACGGGTTCTGTAAGGTCTTGGATCCACTACATCGATCTAAGGTCTGCACACGGAACACAGAAGGAACATATGGAGATTGCTGAGGCAATTCGTTGTATCTTTACTTGTCAGTTTCCTGCAGTAT